AACCGGGCGTGCGCTCGCTGGATGAGGACAACCGCGTGCTGAACGAGGGGGACACGGTGAGCATGGAGAAGCTGATGGGACTGATGAAGAAGCGCCGGAACTCGATCCTGGTACTGATAGGTACGGGCAGCGTGGGCAGTGAGGTGCCGAGCGAGAGCGACACGCTGAACGTGATGGATGCGCTGGCCCAGCTGAATAACAAGAAGGCCAACAAGCTGTGCCGGGAAGTGAGATTCTACAACGGCGAGAACCGGGCGCTGGACTGGATAGCCCGTGACATATATCTGCGCATTCAGGGAACCAGCTCGGTGAACTATGCCCGCAAGAACCTGCGCTTCTATTTCCAGAAGACAGCCAGTGGCTACACGGCACGGATGAGCTACGGCGAGATAGACGGCAACGGGCAGCAGAGCAACCCGACAGCCACGGAGGGCAAGAAGAACCTGTTCCGGCTGCGGGGCAACTCGGTGGGCGCGAAACTTGCCTGTGCGAAATGTGACTTTTCCGACTCCTCCATGACGACCAACACCGGTGGCGCGAAGTTCATCAACGACGGCATGAAGGAGATGGGTATCCTGACCCCGGCCCAGCAATATGCAGCCGACCATAGCGATACGTGCGGGCAGGATATACGCTCGGCCATTGACGGCTTGCCCTGTGACCTGTTTGTGGCCAGGAGCGTGGATGAGGATCTGACCTATTACGGCCAGTACAACATGAACAACGAGAAGAGCGACAGCTACCCGATATTCGGCCAGGACAAGACTATCGGCGGCGAGCAGTGGGGAACCGGCGACACCCTGAACTACCTGCAGGCAACCGGCGACCGGCCGAAGGAATACCTGCCCATCTGCATCGAGACGCTGAACAACTCGAATGACCTGTGCCTGTTCCGCTGGCTGCCGTCCACGGAGCCCGACCATACGGACTTCATGGATTTCAACTTTGACGGCGGTTTCGAGTTCAACCATCCGAAAGACGTGTTCTGGAACGATGGCGGAGGCGATGCCGAAGAAGAACCGAACATCAAGGAACACCTGGGCACCGGTGACAAGTACGACAAGATGTACAAGGCGCTTGACCGCATGATGAGTTTCCTCTATAAATGCGTGAAGGAAACGCCTGCCGGCAAGGGCATGACCTATAACAAGGAGACGCACACGTTTGACGGGGTGGACTATGAGGATGACGTCAACAAGTTCCCGACGGCCAAATGGGTGAGCCCGACCTTCAAGGCGGAAGCCGGGAAGTATTTCAACCTTCCCAACCTGGCCGCCTACTACCTGTATGTACAGTTCAACCTGGGTGTGGACCAGCTGGCGAAAAACATGCTTGTGCGGACGTGGGACGGCGTGATGTGGTGGATAACCTATTACGACGGAGACTGCCAGCTGGGTTCGGACAACAAGTCGTTCCTGACCGGGAAGTATGATGACAACCGGCAGACCAAGCGGGACGGTGCCTATGTGATGCAGGGACACAACAGCTGGCTGTGGAACCTGATATTGGGCAATATGGGCAATCTGCTGGAGGAAGTGATGACCAGGGGTGTGAACGGCGGTACCAGCTTCATGAGTGCCTTCAGCATCCAGAAGGCCGTTGACCATTTCGACACCGAGCAGATGAAGAGGTGGTGCAGCCGGCTGTACAACAAATCAGGCATCTTCAAGTATGTGTATCCGTCCCTGAACGAGATGCCGGTGGGTGCGGACGGCGCGAAACAGACCTACCCGCAGATCTACGGTCTGAAGGGTTCGTTAAAGGCGCACCGGAACTACTTCATCCAGCGCAGGTATGACCTGAAGCAGGTGGAGTACGGTTATGTCTCTACGCTGGGCGCCCAGTTCTACCAGAGTACGGCATCGCTGGACAAGGCATACAAATTGAAGCCGATGCAGTACCGGCTGACCATCCCGTACCGTGTGCAGCTTTCCACCAGCAACGGCGTGCAGGCCGACAGCGGCGTGGTGGATGCGGACGTGCTCCACTCCCTGCAGCTGGCCCGTGCCTTCGGTGAGAACGACCCGCTGAAGATTATCGGCGCGGCCAAAATCAAGGAGCTGGTGTGGCATGAGGACGCGTTCGCCATCGGATTCAATTTCGGCTTGCTTACCTCATTGGTTAAACTTGACATGAGCGTGGAGAAAGCCAGCGGTTATCGTAACGGTTCATTCATGGCCTCGACGAACGGCATGCTTCTTCTGGAAGAGCTTAATATGCGCAACAACCTGCTGGCACGGAATGGCGATAACGGCAACGTGACGACCTTGGACTTGAGCTGGCAGGGACGGTTGAAGAAGCTGGACGTGAGAGGCACGGGGCTTACCCGCGTGAAACTTGCCACCGGTGCGCCTGTTGTGCAGTTATGCTTGCCGGAAACGATAGAGGAACTGTTTCTGGAATATCTTCCCAGGTTGGCAGAGAGCGGATTGGTACTGGATGGCATCGGTAACGTGCGAGGCTACCGGTTCATGGGTTGTCCGGGCATTGACGGGTTTGCCATGCTGGAACGTCTTCATCAGGCCAAGTTGAACGGTAGCGGTAAACTGGAGCGTTTTGTCCTTGACATCGATATGGAGGATGACGGCAGGCTGCTCGGAAAATACTACGATTATGGTACCTATACCTCCACCGGAGCGATAGACAACCGTCATTCCGGATTGCGTGGCAGGCTCCGCCTGACAAAGTACATGGAGGACGAAGAAGCGGACAGATACAGGGAGCGGTACCCTGAACTGGAGATCGTGCAACCGGCCTACAGTATCATCGAGTCGGACGAGAGCGTACCGGACGATGCCAATATTTCCAACCCGGACAACGAGACCGGCTATAAGTATGGAAATGCTTACGTCATGAATGCCCACGTAGTGGCGATCCTCAAGAAGCGCCACCGTGTGCTTGCCAAGGTGACGAAGAAACCCACGAGCCGTAAAGTGGAGATGGCGGGCCAGGCGGTCGACATCAACAATTTGGATGGTGAGATGACCTATTGTCCTTTGGATGATACCACCAGCAATAAATATTACGACGGAAGCGCTGCCAAACTTGACAGCAGCGAGGGCGACTGGATGATGTACGAGCCGTTCTTCTGGTCGAAAGGTATCAATGACTATCTGAACGAGAAATATTACAGTTGTTACAGTTCCAACGGCCCCGACGATATGCCTCCCATCCCCGAAGTAACCGTTTTGACACTGGATGATATAAAAGAGACCAAGGACGGCTACTTGGCGGAACGCAAACTACTGAGTGGCAAGCCCACGTTGAAGGATTCTTATAGCACGGACAAGACTTATTCGGTCTGCAAGGTGGATGTGCAAGGTTACAAGCGTGTGCGTTTTCCGAGTGTTCCCGGCACGGGTCTGGTCGGCAGTCTATTTGTAGACGGCTCTGGAAACGTAGTCAAAACCATCGTGGTTCCAACGATCGGCTTGAAGTTCGAGGCGGGCATGTACTTGATATCGGATATTCCGGAGGACGCCACGGCCTTGCACTTCTCGATCTTGAACACGGCCGAGTTCGACAAGGTCGTTCTTTCCAACTCCGACAAGATCGAGGATATGGAGCCCGATTGGGTGGCCAACGAGGAACATCTTTGCGCCGTGGTGGGTAGCAGTGTGGTGGGTAGCAAGTTGCGTTCATGCGTAACGGGTAATTCCACGACGGCCAGCATGAACTGGATCGACTTTCATTATTACTCGGTTCAGCGCGGTATGCAACAGATAGACGCGTTGATGCACTCCCGTATAGCGAACTTGTTTTACGCAAGATATGGCCGTCGTGACAGCCAGGAACAGTGCGGAGGCGGTCAGCATACGAACAATCGTATCACGGGCGGTACGGCGGGCTACGGCATGCAGGATACGATCGGTTATGATGAAGCGTATAAAATAAACGACAAGATCACGAATTCCATCGTGGACGGTTCTATCCACCAGTACGCTTGGTATCGTGGGCAGGACGAGTATGGTTCTCCGACCGTGACTCAGGTAAACAATATCAGTTGTCTGGGCTATGAGGATATCTACGGGCATAAGTACGACATGATGGACGGCGTAGATTTACCCAATGACAGCGCAAACCAGGGCAAGTGGCGTATCTGGATGCCGGACGGTACGACCCGTATGGTGAAAGGCAAGACCTCGAGCGACCAGTGGATAACGGGTGTCGCCCATGGCAAGTATATGGACGTGATACCAGTGGGAACCGCAAACGGTTCGTCCAGCACGTATTATTGCGATAAATACTACATATCTACCGCATCGAGCCGTGTGGTTTTTCGTGGGTACAGTAACTCGGTTGCGATTGGTGGTGTGTCGTTCGCGAATGCG